TCGGGTACAAGCCATTCGGCAACGACGCGACCACCACGGGCGCAACCTACGAGATGGAGCTGACATGCACGAACGTGACCGACCGCAGGGGTACGGTGGTGGACTGCATGACCGGCGGCGTGGGCTTCAGACTGACGACGCAGGAGGCTCTGATGCGGACGGGCGCAGGTTCGGAAGTAGGCACTAAGTTCGCAAGCGGTATGACACTGAAGATAGCCTTCGTGGTGCAGGAGAAGAAGGCTAACCGACTGATGACGCTGTATGTGAACGGCATCCTATGCGGTGCGAAGCAGTATGCCTCGACGGATTCGCTGTTCCAGGCAGAACCGACGAACATCAGGATCACGAGCGAGAGCGCGGACGTGGAGGTGCGTAACATGCGTGTTTACAGCCGTGCGTTGGGCGATGATGAGGAACTGGCTAACTATATGGTGGACCGCCCGACAAGCGACGAGATGGTGGTGCTGTTCGAGAAGAACCAGGTGATGGACGACGAGGGCACAGACGTTGACATCGACAAGCTGAGGGCAATGGGCAAGAGCGTGATGAGAATCGTGGGCGACGTGAACCTGGTGAACCAGACGAACAACAAGAAATTTGAGGTGCCGGTGGACATCTACTTCTATTCCGCCTACGGCAAGGAGTATGACTTCATCATCTACCAGTGCGGACTGAGAATACAAGGCACCTCATCGACGACCTACCCGAGAAAGAACTACCGCATCTACTTCAGCCGCTCTACGAAGTACGGCACGAAGCTGTATGTGAACGGTGTGGAGGTAGCGGACTTCAAATATTCGTTCAAACCAGGTGCAAGACCGATAGACATATTCTGCCTGAAGGCGGACTTCTCGGACTCTTCATCTACGCACAATACGGGTGCGGTGAGAGTGGTGAACGACATCTGGAAGAGATGCGGCTGGCTGACTCCGCCACAAATGGCCTACAAGGGCAACTATGACGTGAGAATCGGCGTGGACGGTTTCCCGATAGATTTGTTCTACGACAACAACGGCACGGGTGAGAACGTGTATCTTGGCAAGTACAACTTCAACAACGAGAAGAGCGGCAGCGGCATCATCTACGGCTTTGAGGGTATCGAGGGCTTCAATGACGAGGCTACACTGAAGGGCGGGCGCAACAAGTGTATCTGCCTGGAGTTCCTGAACAACTCGGAGACATTATGTCTGTTTGGTACGAGCAACATGGACACGTTTGACGACGCTCTGGAGTTCCGCTTCAAGGCCGACGACACATGGGCGACGGCGCATGAGGAGGACAAGGCGGCAGTGAAGCGCCTTTGGGAGTGGATATACTCGTGCAAGGGCAACCCGACGAAATTCCTGAACGAATATGCGGAATACTTCGGCAACGACTCGCCATTTGCATGGTATCTGATAACGGACTACTTCATGGCTGTGGACAACCGCGCGAAGAACATGATGCTCGTGACGTGGGACGGCAAGATATGGTACTTCATCCCATACGACATGGACACGGTGTTCGGTGAGCGCAACGACTCGGTTCTGAAATACGACTACACGATCACGTGGGAGACGATGGACGAGAGCATCGGCTCGTATGCGTTTGCAGGACACGACTCCGTGCTGTGGGAACTTGTGAGAGGCTGCCCGGACAAACTGAGGGAGGTGGCAGACAAGCTGCGAAGCACGATGTCGCTGGAGTATGTGCTGAAGGTGTTCAATGAGGAGATGATGGGCAACTGGTGTGAGCGCATCTACAACAAGGACGGCATCTACAAGTACATCAAACCGCTGACGGAGGGTGTGACGACGGCTGACGGCACTACGAGTTACTATGACTATCTCTATGCACTCCAGGGCAGCCGATATGCCCACCGCACCTATACCATCCAGAACCGCTTTGCATTGCTGGACAGCCAGTATGTGTGCGGCACATACAGAAAGGACAGTTTCGCAGCCTACTTCGGCTATAAGTTCGGAAGTGACAACCGGAAGATAAGAATCACGGCGAGCGAGCGGTATTTCTTCGGGTATGGCTACACGAGCGGTACTCCGCACGAAAGCGCAGTGCTTGCGGAGGACACGGGAAGTCAGGTGGAACTGACGCTTGACACGGACCTCATCGTGAATGACCCGCAATACATCTACGGTGCGAGCCGCATCATGGGGCTTGACTTGACGGACGTGAGCCATGCCATACTCCAGACTCTGAACTTGAACAACTGTTCCGCCCTGAGGACGCTTGACGTGAGCTGCGGCCAGACACAGACAACGCTGAACGCATTGCTGGTGAACGGCTGCCGAAATTTGCGTACTCTGAATATGACCGGCTTGAAGTCAGGCAGCTTCACTGGCATAGACTTGAGCAACAACACGAAGCTGGAGACACTGAAGGCAGGCAAGACAGCCCTGACCGGCGTGAACATCGCACAGGGCGCTCCGCTGACGAGCGTAACGCTCCCGGCAACGTTGCAGACACTGGAACTGCGCTATCTGGGCAAACTGACGACCAGCGGTCTGACGCTTGAGGGCACAAGCAACATCAACAGGCTTGTGGTTGACAATTGCCCTGGTGTGGACTGGCAGACGCTGCACGCAAGGTGCGGAAACGTGAAGTATCTGCGTGTGACCGGCATCGACATGGAAGGCGACGGCAGCCTGCTGGCCTCACTGATGCAGACGGGCGGTGTGGACGAGAATGGCGGAAATGTGGAGAGCTGCCGACTGGTGGGCACATACCGGCTGACGAGATACAAGGCCGATGAGGAGTATGAAGCACTGCAGCAGCACTTCCCGGAACTGAACATCGAGCAGCCGGAATACACGATGCTGGAGAGAGCGGAAACCGTTGCCGACGATGCGTGTATCAGCAACCTGGACAACGAGACGGGCTACAAGTACGGCAACGACTACAAACCGAGCGGCCATGTGGCGGCGATATTGAAGAACCGCCACAGAGTATTGGCGAAGGTGACGAAGAAAGCAACTACCCGGAACGTGACCATCGCCGGTGTTGATACGGTGATGAATAACTTGGACGGCGAAATGACATGCTACCCGCTTGACGATGCTGACAGCAACAAGTATGCGGACGGGAGCCCCGCGAAGCTTGACGGCTCGGAGGGCGACTGGATGATGCTGGAGCCGTTCTACTGGAGCAAGGGGGTGAATGACTATCTGAACGGTAGGAACTATGACTGCTACAGTTTCAGAGACAGAGCCCACATGCCAAGAGTCCCGGAGGCGACAGTGCTGACGCTGGAGGACATCAAGAGAACGCAGGGTGGCTATACAAACGGCAAAAAGGTGATGAGCGGCAGGGACACGATAAACAATGCTTTCAGTAATGACAGCTCGTACTCTGTGTGTATGGTGAGTGTGGAGGGCTACAAGCGTGTACGCTTCCCGAGTGTGCCAGGCACGAATCTTGTGGGCAGCGTATTCGTTGACAAGACAGGCGCAGTGCTGCAGTCCATAGTCGTATCTACGCTGAGCAACAAGTTTGAGGCTGGCATGTATTTGATAAGCGATGTGCCGGAAGGAGCCGTGGCACTTTACTTCTCTATACTAAACACCGCTGAGTTTGACAAGGTGGTGTTGAGCAACAGCGAGAAGATTGAAGACATGGAGCCTGACTGGGTGCCCAACGACGAGCACCTTTGTGGTGTGGTGGGCAGCTCGGTGGTTGGCACAAAACTGCGTTCCTGCATAACGGGTGGTTCTACGACTGCAAATATGCCATGGACGGACTTCCACTACTATAGCGTGCAGAGAGGTATGCAGCAGATAGACCCGCTGATGCACTGGCGCATCGCAAATCTGAGCTATGCAAAGTATGGGCGAAAGAACATGCAGGAGCAGTGTGGCGCAGGTTCGCACTCGAATACACGCACGACTGGCGGTACGGCATCGAGGGGCATGCAGGACACTGTGGGCTACGAAGAGGCGAAGGGGATTAATCCAAATGTGACGAACAGTCTTGTGGACAATCTTGTGCATCAGTATGCCTGGTATGTGGAGAAAGACGAGTATGGTGCGGCGAAAGTGACGCAGGTAAACAATATCTGCTGCCTGGGCTATGAGGACATCTACGGACACAAGTATGACATGATGGACAGGGTGGACATACCGAACACGAGTGGCAATGTGGGCAAGTGGCGCATCTGGATGCCGGACGGTACGATTATGATGGTGAAGGGTTCGACAAATGGTGACTCTTGGATAACGGCAGTGGCTCATGGCAAATGGATGGCCGTTGTGCCAGTTGGTGCCGTGAGCGGATCGAGCAGCACTTACTATTCTGACAAATATTGGTTCAGCTCGGCATCGGGCCGTGTGGTCTATCGCGGGTGCTACTATGCGTATGCGAGTGGCGGTGTGTCGAATGCGCATGCGTATAACGATGCTTCGAGTGCGTATTCGGGTGTCGGCTCGCGTCTGGCCTTCCGCGGCAAAATCGTGAGGGCGCAAAGCGTGGCTGCGTATAAGGCGATAGTCGAGGTTGCGTAACGCGAAGCGCGCAAAGCGGGAGCGAAGCGACAAAACGAAAGACGTGGCATCACCGGCGTAAGCCGGTCGAAAAATTTTAGGAATTTCGAGGGAACCTGGTGGTGCTGCTGTTTTCGTTGAAATATTGTCGCTTTGCAACTGATTTTGAGTATAATCGCTTGAGTTGGCGGGAATATGAGTAACTTTGCATCTTGGTAGAGTTTCCTAATGGGCCGTGTGGTCTATCGCGGGTACAACAATGCGAATGCGAATGGCGGTGTGTCGAATGCGAATGCGAATAACGATGCTTCGAATGCGAATTCGAATGTCGGCTCGCGTCTGGAAATCAAAATATATCGGCGTACAACGATGAGGACGCGCTCCTCGATGTGGTGCCGAGGGAAACGAGCCGCAGCAACAGCGTCTCATGAAAGGACGGAAAGCTGAAACATCAAGTGTCGGGCAATAGAGTTTGGTAGGCCGGTAACGGTTCGAAGAAGTTTGGCCCGGGGAAAGGAAGGCCCATATCTTCCGTAAACGAGAAACAGAGGACCCTATGCGCAGAGAAGGCTACATCATGGAGGAGGTGACGGACTACGGCAACATGTCGGAGGCGTTTGACGCTGTGTTGCGGGGCAAGAAGCGGAAGACGTGCAGGCAAGGTCGCTATCTGCTGGAGCACCGTGACGAGGTGATAGCGGAACTGACGGTAAAGCTGAAGAACGGTACGTTCAAGCTCGGTGGCTATCATGAGCGCATCATCTGTGAATATGGTAAAGAACGGCATCTGCAGATATTGTCGATGAAAGACCGCATAGCGGTGTATGCTGTGATGAATGTGGTGGACGCACATCTGCACAAGCGTTTCATACGAACTACGGGGGCGAGCATCAAGGGACGTGGCACGCACGACTTGATGAAGTGCATACAGCGAGATCTGAATGCAGACCCAGAGGGAACGACATACTGCTATAAGTTTGACGTGAGGCGGTTCTATGACAACGTGAAGCCGGATTTTGTAATGTGGTGTTACCGCAGGGTGTTCAAGGACGAGGTGCTGTTAGGACTGCTGGAGCACTTTCTGCACCTTCTGCCTGAGGGCATCAGTTTCGGGCTGCGCAGCTCGCAAGGGTCGGGGAATCTGTTATTGTCTGTTTTCTTAGACCATTATCTGAAGGACAAGTACGGCGTACGTTATTTTTACAGATATTGTGATGACGGCGTGGAACTCGGTAAAACGAAAGCGGAACTATGGATGATTCGTGACATCATACATGAACAGCTGCAGAAAATTGATTTGGTGGTAAAGCCCAATGAGAGGGTGTTCCCGACTGCTGAGGGAATAGACTTTCTGGGCTATGTGATACGGCCAAACAATGTGCGTTTAAGGAAACGCATCAAGCAGAAGTTCGCAAGAAAGATGTGCGAGGTAAAATCGAGAAAAAGAAAGCGAGAGCTGACAGCATCCTTTTATGGGATGACAAAGCACGCCGACTGTAACAATTTGTTTAATAAATTAACAGGCAAAACAATGAAAAGTTTTAAGGACTTAAATGTGGCTTACAAGCCAGAAGACGGCAAAAAGCGCTTCGCGGGTACAGTAGTAAGTATCCGCGAGTTGGTAAACATTCCTATCATCGTGAAGGACTTTGAGACGGGCATCAAGACGGAGCAGGGTGAAGACCGCTGCATTGTATCGATCGAGATGAACGGTGAAGCAAGGAAATTCTTTACCAACAGTGAGGAAATGAAAAATATCCTCGCCCAGATTAAAGAAGTGCCGGATGGCTTCCCATTTGAGACAACGATCAAGACGGAAGTGTTCGGCAAAGGTCGAACCAAATACGTTTTTAGTTGATGAAAAGAGCACAAGGAAGTTTGGAGGTGAAACTGCTTGAATGCGTGAACCCCATCAAAAACAAGTGGCGCGTTCGTTGGGACGTGCAAGAACATGATGACGGAACTGCTGACTACATGGAGGCAGAACTGACACACAAGCCGACTGACGAGGAAATAAAAGACCTCGTAAGAAAATGGTACAACCAACAAACGGATGCAGCAATATTGTCGGGCTTCAGCTATGAAGGAGCCCCTGTGTGGCTCTCGCAAGAGAACCAGTACAACTATAAGGCTGCATACGATTTGGCCGTCCAGACGGACGGAAAAACGCTGCCCGTGACATTTAAGTTCGGCACTGATGAAAGTCCAGTGTACCGTACGTTTGAAACGCTTGATGAACTTGCAGACTTCTATACGAAAGCCGTTAAGCATATACAAGAGATGCTGGAAAATGGCTGGAAGAATAAAGATGCAATAGATTTGAGCAAGTACAACGCTTAAAAAATTCCTTCGGGGGAGGATGTAAAAAAAGCCCCCGGCCTGTTAATATAGACGCCAATCATTTATTAACACAACACCACGAGAGTGCACAACTGGGGGCTGTATGCCTCCTGCTGCACTCTCGTGTTTTTTTGTGTTATAAATGATTGGCGATACAAAGGTACATAATTTAGTTGAAAATGAAAGTATTTGAGATATTGAATTTTAACCGCGAGCCGTTAAAAAGGCTACAACAGGCAGGGATACGCATCGAAGATGTGGAATATATAGACTTGTACAACGACTATCGCGTGATGCTCGGTGGTGGCGAAAAGGTCTCATACATTGTGGCGACACTTGCAGATCGCTATCATGTGAGCGAGCGCAAGGTGTACACGCTCATCAAGCGATATGGTCGAGAGTGTAGTGCTCAGGAGCTCGGGGGAAGTAAAGCGCAAGGCTTTTGAAAACGTGCTGCAAAAGGCTTGCAGTGTGATTTGCTCGTGGTGTTACTTTTTGATGCGGAAGCGTGGTAACTTTGCCGTATCGAAAATAAAACACAATGAACAAATACTATTTATTATTGGGGAAGGTGCTTGCTGAAGGCAAGACCCAACAGAACAAAAAAGGCAAGATAAAATACTTGCTCAACGAGCAGCTGACGCTCACACCGGCTGACCTGCTCGACATATTCGAGAGCCACGGCATAGCGAGGAAGAAACTGAAAGAAGAGCTGAAACTGTTTATGCAAGGAGAGCGCAATGTGGAGCGATACCGTGAGGCAGGCATAGCATGGTGGGACTACTGCGGCCAGACATTGGTGAACAGTTACCCGACCTACATGGAGAAACTGCCACCACTTATTGAGCGCATCAACAAGGAGAAACGCAACAGCAAAAACTATGTACTGTTTCTCGGAGCAACGGATGCAGAGAGCAACCAGGCACCGTGCCTGAGCCTTGTGCAGTTTCAAATAGAGGACGATGCATTGGTTGTATCGGCATATCAGCGCAGCTCCGATGCAAACCTCGGACTGCCTTCAGACATTTACCACCTTTATCTGATGGCTCGACAGATAGACTTGCCGCTAAAGTCTATCACGCTGAACCTGGCGAATGTACACATCTATGAAAACAACATAAATCCCACTGAGCGACTTCTCGCTGGTGAGGCTAACATAAAATTTGAGTTGAACGTATGAGAGGGAAAATGCACATGGCAGCACCTCTGCCTTTTGTCGGACAGAAGCGCATGTTTGCAAAGGAGTATATCAAGATTTTGCCACAGTTCAACGACAAAACGGTGTTTGTGGATTTGTTCGGTGGCAGCGGTTTGCTGTCCCATATAACGAAGCATTTGCGTCCAGAGGCAACTGTGGTATATAACGACTACGACAACTACCGCGAGCGATTGGCACATATACCTCAGACAAATGCGCTGCTCGCTGATTTGCGAGAGATAGTTGGCAATACGCCAAAGCACAAGCGGATAGATGGTGTGATGCGTGAGAAGATGTTTGAACGTTTGAGGCATGAGGAGCAAACGGTGGGCTATATTGATTTTATAACCATCTCGGCATCGGTGATGTTCTCGATGAAGTACGAACTGAGCATCGAGGAAATGGAGAAGCAGACATTATACAATAATATCCGAAAGAACGACTACCCGACAAGTGAGGACTATCTGGAAGGCTTGACGATTGAATCGTGCGACTATCGTGAACTATACGAAAAATATAAAGACGAGCCGAATGTGGTGTTTATAGTTGACCCTCCTTATTTGTCCACAGAGGTTGGAACATACAAAATGTACTGGCATTTGTCTGACTATCTCGATGTATTGAATGTGCTCAAAGGAAAGCCATTTGTTTATTTCACATCAGATAAGTCGTCTATCATTGAGCTTTGTGAATGGTTAGGCAAGAATAAAACGCTCGGCAATCCGTTTGAAGGTTGTAAGCGTTTCGAGTTCAATGCGCATGTGAACTTTGATGCTGGTTATAAAGATATGATGCTCGTGAAGTCTAATGCCGCATAATTTGAACCTCGTTTGAACGCCGTTTGTTCGCCGTTCAAAAACTATAAAAGCAGCCCGTTTTGGACTGCTTTTTTGTTGTTTTAAAGTGTCGTGTGTGCGAAATTTTTAGAACGTTTCGTTTTTCCCGATTTTTGCACGTTTCGTTTTTCAAATCGAGCACATTTCGTTTTGCCGGATTTAAATAATATATCTATATGGCAGCCACTGATAAGTCTACTTACTGCCAACAG